TGATTGCATACAAACACAAAGATCCGTTAAACTTTGCGTTAAAGGAGTTGCAACATGGCAAAGAAACCAAAGAGTCTTCCCAGCGATATTGTCGCCGATGTGACAGGTAAGCCGCAAACAACGGAAGAGAAAAACAAGGGTGGGCGTCCAACCAAGTACACACCAGAGATAGCAAGGCTTATCTGTGAACAACTGAGTGACGGAATACCACTGAGACAGATATGCAGAGAGAACAAAGGGTTCCCTGCTTGGAGGACTGTGTACGATTGGATGTGGAGGGACGCAGAGCTTTCCACAGCCATCGCACGTGCGCGTGACATTGGTTACGACGCTTTGGCAGAGGAGTGCCTCTACATTGCTGACACGCCTCACATGGGAAAGAAGAAGGTCTTTACCTCTGGCGCCGATGATGACGAGGACAGCGTGACCGTGACTGAGGAGGACATGCTTGGTCACCGCAAGCTACAGATCGAGACTCGCCTTAAGCTATTGGCTAAGTTCAACCCTAAGAAGTACGGTGAGTACAGGGCGACTGAGGAGAAAATTGACCCCATGGTTATTGACGCTGAAATCAAGCTTGTCATGGATGTGGCGATCAAGCGCCTTGAGCTGATCAGGATCGCTGAATGACCGAGGTGCTTGACAAGGAAGTGTTGGAAATCCTTGCCAACCCAGATATCCGCAAGAAGCTTGGGCCTTACCACGGTGTTGCCTATGCCGCTAGGGCTAAGTGGCTCTCAGGCTCCTTTAACCACCAAAAGCTTCCCCAAGGGACGTATTGGAGTATTTGGTTGATGTTGGCAGGGCGAGGTGCAGGCAAGACCCGAACCGCGGCTGAACAACTTTGGTTCTGGGCGTGGGAGAACCCCAACACACGTTGGCTCGTGTCAGCTCCCACATCGATGGATGTCAGGGCAACCTGCTTCGAGGGTGAGTCAGGACTGATCGCTGTGATCCCTCCGATCCTGATCAGGGACTACAACAAAGCCCTGCATGAGATTTTGCTGATTAACGGGAGCCTGATCAAAGGCATCAGCGCCAGCGAACCTGATCGTTTTCGTGGTGGTCAGTATCACGGTGCATGGCTAGACGAGCTTGCCGCTTGGGACTACCTTGACGAAGCTTGGTACAACATCCAGTTTGCAGTTCGACTGAAGAAGGCGGACGGTCGCACCCAGATCATTGCCACGACTACCCCACGTCCCAAAGACCTGATCGTAGAGCTTGTAGGGCGTGAAGGAGACGACGTAGCCCTCACGACGGCATCTACCTACGTCAACCTAGCCAACCTGTCTGCAAGCTTCAAGAAGCAGATCCTGTCCTATGAGGGAACCAAGATTGGCAGGCAGGAGATCCATGCTGAGCTGATCGACGCCGAGGAGTCAGGTATCGTCAAGCGCGACATGTTTAAGCTATGGGCGCCAAACAAGCCGTTCCCCAAGTTCGAGTACATCATCCAGTCATACGACTGCGCCAGCTCAGAGAAGACTGTCAACGATCCGACAGCGGCTATTACGTTTGGCATCTTCAAGCCCTTGGATGGCCCAATGTCCGCCATGGTGATCGACTGTTGGCAGGATCGCCTGCAATACCCAGATCTGCGCCCCAAGGTGATCGAGGAGTACGACGTGGTGTACGGTGAGGGCAAAGAGAAGAAGCGCGTTGACCTGATCCTCGTGGAGGACAAGTCTTCGGGCATAGCTCTTATACAAGACCTGCAACGTGCGCACCTGCCTGTGAGGGCGTATAACCCCGGTCGCGCTGACAAGATCCAACGCTTGAACATTGTGTCCAACATCATTGCCGCTGGGCGTGTATGGATCCCTGAGAGCGGCGTTAGGAGGGGCTACGTCAAGGACTGGGCGGAGGGCTTCGTGTCCCAGATCTGCTCTTTCCCTGACTCGACGCACGACGACTTCGTGGACGCCTGCACCCAAGGGCTTAGGTATCTGCGTGACGGTGGCTGGCTGGACATTGATGGCGCCCCAAGGGACGACTACGACGAGGACGACTACTTGGACAGCGGTATGGCGAAGAAACGTGAGAACCCGTACGCCGCATGATGGACGAATGGCTACACCCAAGGTATCATTGGGCTAACAGCAACTCAGCGGGATAAGCCATGGCTGACGAAAACAAACCAGCGTTCTACCCACGAGTTGGGAACATCAAGGCAAAGAACTTCAAGTCGGCTCAGCCGATGCCGTTCGTTGAAGACCCAAGAGCGATGGATCTGCCACAGTTTGGCGACGTTGATCTAAGCGTACCAAGCAAAGAAAACCTTGAGATGGCTCGTCGCATGGCTGAGCGCGATGCCCAGCTAAGGCGCCAGCAACAGGCTGATAGGTCTATTCCTGAGAAGCTGGCTGGTGGCGTACAGGCTGGAAGGTTAATCGGTTCAGCCCTAGCTCAATCTGTTGCTTCTATTCCTACAGCGATCACCAAGGGCGGTAAAGCCGCTGAAGAGTACATCGCTGAGAACATGTACAAGCCTACACAGCCCTTGGCGTATGAGTACGCAGGTGACGTAGGCGACTTCCTTGAGAAGCTTGAGACACAGTACAAGATCCCACCCATCTTGCCAGAGGCGGTGGCGTTGCAGTACTTGACAGGCCCTGCTACCTCCCAAGCCATGAGAACCGCAGGCAGGGGCGCAGAGCAGGCTGGCAGAGCGGTAGAGCGTCGCATGGAGCCAGTCGTTAAGGGCGCCTTAGAAAGCGGTGGCTTACCTCGTGAGATGGCTTTGGGTATGGGCGCCAACACGCAGTCCAACGTGGTCAAGCCCTACGGTGGCAATTGGTTGGGTGGTGGTGAGAGGTTAGGAATACCAGAGAATGACTTGGGTAGATTAAAGACGTTAGCTGGCTCAGAACAAAGAATAGCTGAATTACAAGCCGAAGTTGAAGAGGCTACCAAGATGGGTGATCAGGGCTACCTGAACGCCGCTATGGGAGACCTGCAACGAGTTAAGGGATACCGAGCCGTCAATGACTGGATCGATAGAAACCTGACCAACTACGTTAAAAAAGAGATGGGGACGCCTGATGACCCAGTCCGTAAGCTGGCTGAAGAGGGCATCATCCATACCCCGCTACGTGAAGACCTAGATCGCATGGACTATCTTCAGGCTACACGCAAGGCAGAAGGATTTCCTGCCGAGGGCATGGCACAGTCACCACTTGCCAAACAGTGGGAGAACTTAGCCGATGATGCAATCAGGGTCACCAAGGCTGGCAAGATACAAGAGGCGGCAGATATTTCCGAAAGGGTATTGCAAGCCAGAACCGAGATAGACGCTTACACAAAAGAGCTTGATAAAAACTTCCTTGCTCGTATGGGTGAGCATGTAGGCAACAAAGATTTTAGCCCTAAAGAAGCTGAAATACTTATGCGAATGCCAGAAATTCAAAAGGCAGAGATTTTAGGCGACACAAAGTATAAAGAGCTCAAAGAAAATTTATATAACTTAATGGCAAGAGAGCAAGGGTTTGAGAAGAGAGCTGGTGAACTCAATCCGTTTGTTAGCAAGCTTGACCCAGAGACAAGGCTGTATTCAGGTGGGGTATATGACTTGGGCTTTGATCACATTGTTGACGTACTTCGTGAAGACGTATACGCTGGTCGCATTCGACCTGAACAGTTGAGCAAGGTCAGCATGGAGCAGGCAGTACGCCGCACCTTTGAGTATGACCAAGAGCTTGCAAAGAAGATGGAGGCGGCTCGCCAAACGTCTCGTGCTGAGTTACCTGTGTACAAAGAATACCCAGAAGGGCTGAAGTGGGTGGAGCTGAACCGCCCCGGCGACTTTGCCGCGGAGTCAGACGCCATGGGTCACTCCGTCCGTGGCTACGAGCCACCAGAAGGCAGTCCCGATTGGACTAAAGCTTCGGGGGACAGTGGCTACGGTGGCTACGGTCATGGTGGCTGGGATGCCATCAAGAGCGGAAGAGCTAAGGTCTACTCACTGATCGACTCCAAGGGTGAGCCACACGTCACGGTGGAGGTTGCCGCAACTGGTATGACTCCTGAACAGCGCCAGTATAAGATTGGTTTTCTGGCTGATCAGCTACAAAAAGAAGGGAAGTCGGCAGAGGACGCTTTGCGGCAGGCTGAAAAGATTTACCCTGAAGAGCGTAAAGAGGCGATCACGCAGATCAAAGGCAAAAGCAACGCCAAGCCTAAAGCGGACTACATACCATTTGTGCAGGACTTTGTACGTGGTGGTAATTGGTCTGATGTTCGCGACTTTAGCAACACTGACTTGATTTCAGCGGATCAAATTAGAAAAGCTGGCTGGGACATGTCTCACGTTAATAAAAAATATCTTACCAAGCAGGAGTACGACGACCTGTTGCTTAACGAGCTGAACAGAGTAGAAGGCAACGGCATGAAGCGTGGAGGTGTGGTCATCTCCAATAACCCTGACACCATGATGCTCGAGGTGAACAACCAAAAGATGGCTAAGGGTGGTCTGTCTAAGCTTTTGAGAGCCGCACCAAAGAGCAAGGCTGAGATTGATGTCATAGCCAGACGCATGGCTCCTCAGCTTCTTGGCGAGTTTGTACGTGGTGATAAGGGAACCCAGTCCGTTGCTGGTAAAACACAGAAGCAGTTTGCCAAAGAAAAAGAGATGGTGCATGACATCCGTCCAACAGGTGCTGAACGCCCGTTGCCGAGGGAGGTTGACATCGAGGAGCTTAAGGATCAGGTGATGGTTGGCATCGCTGGTGACCCAACAATCTCTGGTCAGACGCTCTACTCTGTGGATGGCATACCCTTGGACAGCCCGTCGCCTCAGCATGGTGGCCCTTTCTATGGATTAGATCGTGATGACGCATTCTGGGCTTCTGGCTTGAGTGCGGCTAACCGTGTGCAAAACGTCGCTCGTGAGGCGTCTGAGCAGTACGACTTACCTGTGCTTGGTAACTACGTGATGATGGGGCCTGACTCCATCAACTACGCTCAGCATTACGCTGACGCAAACCTTGCCGCCATCAACCCAGCCAAGATGAGCAGGGGACAGATTGAGGCGTTCAACAAGTTGGTGCGTGAAGGCTATCCCTACAAGAAGAAGGGCGAGGACTTCATGCGCCAGAGGGTGTTCCCAGCGTTCCCCGGCATTGATAACCCATCCGAAGCCTACCTGCACTTCTCTATCGACCCAGAACTGCGCAAGTACTTCAACGCGCTGATGCAGATGCCAACGGTGACTGAGAAGTACAGCCTACCAAGCGGTGTTGATATACGCCACGCTGTGACTGAGCCTGACTTACGTGACCTTGAGATTGGTGTGACAGGCACGTCAATAGGTCGCCTGCGTCCAGAGGTGACCAAGCTTGGGTTGTCTGAGCACCCTACGTACTCGCACGACATCCCCGGCGAGTTCTTGGGCACATCCAAGTATCCAGTCCCTTACGAGCTGTCCTTCCCTGACACCGTCAAGTCCGTACGCGAGAACCCCAAGCAAGCCCCACAGGAGTTTGGATCGTTTAAGTATGTCGGCCCTCGCCAAGTCATTGATCAACAACTGATCGACGAGATCAAGCAGTACCAAGAGATGATCAAGAAGTACACAGGCAAGAAGAAGGGCGGAGCCGTCAGAAAGCCGAAGGCGGATACCTTAAGAAGCCAGCCGCTTACATCAACGGCGACGAGTTCGTGAACGCCGCTAAGAAGTACGGCATCAAAGACAGCATGAACAACCTGAACAAGATCGTAGACCTTGTCAACAAGGGCTTGTCAGTAGATGATGCGGCACGTCAAGTTGCTGACAGTGGTATGCACAAAGCCGCTGGTGGCGCTATTCGTGGTGACGACCTGATCTTAGAAGAGAGACCACTATGAGTTTACTTCGTGGAGCATTACAGCCCGGCTTATCCGTCGTCAAGAAGACAGCCCCCTTCTACTCTGCCGTGGATGAGGCGCTTGCCGCCATCAAGAGACCCAAGGGCACAGGCGCTGAGTTCTACACAGAGCTGACCAAGCAAGCAGGCGTCAAGAAGGCTGAGCTGGCTGATCGTAAGCTTGAGCAGGCATTCAAAGCCAAGGGCAAGATGACCAAGGAAGAGGCTCAGCAAGTCCTTAAAGACAACCCACCGCCTCAGATTAAAGAGCGCCAGCTTGCTGACATCAGTGAAAACGAGCGTGACAATGCGCTACGTGACAAAATTGAGACTTCTGGTTACGACTCATGGGATGAAGTTCCAAGTCGCGTAATGCAAAAATGGAATGACGAGATTGATGAAGATCTTGAGAAGTATGGCGATTACAAGACCGCTGGCGGCAAGAACTACCGCGAGATTTTGCTCAAATTGCCTGAAGGTTTCTCAGAAGCCGAGTCCAATCGGTTGATGACGCTCGAAGCTGACATGCGTCGCAGTGAGTTGCCAGATTACAAGAAGAAAGAGCTTTTAGCCTTGCAAGCCAAGAAGCAAGGCGCGGCTCCTAGCTATCAATCTAAACATTGGAAAGAAGATCCTAACGTCTTGGCTCACATGCGTGTTCAAGACCGTGTTGGCCCTAACGGTGAGAAGATCCTGCACGTCGAAGAGATCCAGTCTGACTGGCATCAAGAGGGGCGCAAGAAGGGTTACGCCACGGGCAAAGAAGAACAAGATTATGTTGACTACCTCAGCAGTTTGGAATTAAGAGCCAAAAATGAGGCTAAGCAAGACTTTATCTCGGAGGGTGTGGCTGAGGATAAAGCGGAAGTTATGGCAAGCAGGTTAGCAAAACGGCTGGCTGAAGACCCAAGGCATTTGGCTGATTACTTTGGTGCAGATGTAAAAGCAAAACAAATGGAGTTGAATAAAGCAAGAGTAGATGCTCGCAGTGCCATACCCGACGCCCCATTCAAAAAGAATTGGCACGAGCTGGCTATGAAGCGCCTGCTGAACTACGCCGCTGACAATGGGTACGACAGCATCGCCATCACGCCCGGTGCGGAGCAGGCTAAGCGGTTCAACCTAAGAAATCAAGTAGACGAGTTGCTGTACAAGCAAAATGAGGACGGCACATACCAGCTATCCGCCCAAAAAAACGGGCGTGGTGACCTGCTTGGAGAAAGAGTGCCAGTCGAAAAATTAGAAGATTACGTTGGAAAAGAAGTTGCCCAAAGGATTGTTGACAACGCTGGAACAGAACGAAATCTTGGCGGCTCAGGCTCTGTTAGTCAGCCCAAAGATGTGTGGGGTTCTTTGCCAACACGAGAGGGCCGATCTGTATGACCTCCTCAGCATTGACCACAGGCGCCATGGTCTCGCGGTCATAGAAGAAGCTGTGACGCTCTGGATCCATGCCAACCTGACGCCACTCTGGGTTCTTCAGGTACTGCTTAGCCAGCGTGAACGCCTCGTCGGAGCTCGTGGGCTTCCACTTGCCTTCCATGGTGGCGATGGTGTTCTTCTCAGCGCCCTTGGCAATACCTAACGCCGCCTTGGGGCTGACGCTGAAGTCAACGTCGGTAGCGATGGCAACAGGCTCATAACCAATGCGTGTGCCTGCACCACCAGAGACTGGGCTCTTGCGGGGGCCGTGCGCGGTCACAACC